AGGGCATCAGTACCAGTAATCGTTCTATCAGTAATACGTTTCAACCCATCTAACGCCCACTCTAAAGTTTCACCACCATTGTTAATCCAACTATATTCTGGAATCTGTTTGATATAGAATTTGATTCTAGGTGAATGAGCCAAATAGATTACTCTTTTTAGTAATTCATTGTCTTTGTACTTGGCAAGTGCTTTTAACTTGTCATTTTTACCACCAATTGCAGCAATTTCATCAAGGATTTGTTTTATTGTCATTTTAGGATGTTTTTTTTGGTACTCAGCTTTGGCTTTTTCCATGTTCCTCATTTCAAATTCATGTATAGAAGCTTCTGCTCTATCGTTTTTCCAATCTTCGCTCATATTAATTATTTAAGATTATTGAGTCACCTACTTTTTTGTTAAAGTATAACTCATGTGTTATTGTATAAACGTCTTCACCTTTTTTGGTTTTGATAACCATTTTATCATCAGGTAGTTTTTTGGTTACTAGACCACGTGTTGGTGGTGTAGGTTCTGTGGTGACCATAAAGTATACACCAACACCTATTGCTATTAAAGCAATTATAATCATTAAACAGCCCCAACCAGATTTTTTATTACCTCCACTGGTAGCCATTTCACCACCCAATTCTAAACCACCCATTATTAACTCACCTATTATTTCTCCAGCCATGGTTTTTATGTTTTTGTTTTAGAGTGCAAATATATAACTTAATTTGATTCCACCAAATTTATTTTCAATAAAAAATCTAAATGTTCCCACATTTTTTTCCATCCTCAGGTGTGTTCAAGTACAAAGCATCTAAATCAATACTGTTATGTTGTAGTTGTCTGGCAAAATTGTCATAATACTTATGCCACTCTAAACTTTCATTTTTTCTTTCATTATCTTATTCCTTTAAGTATTAAATAATCACCACCTGACATATTGCCATCTAGCCCATCATCTTCATGCCAATTTATTTTCCAATTGGCTTTTTCGTATCTGCTTAATAGTTCACCAATTAAAACCGATTTCCTAGTATTTGTCATACTAGGAAATGGTTTCTTGGTTACTGGATTGTAATTGAATAAAACATAATTCTTATCAATCCACACTTCCAACCTATCAGTTGATAGTTTCTTTTCTATCTCACTATCAATTAAATCTTCAATAGATTTAATATAACCCAGCTCATCTGGAGTTAATCCAGCTTTATCTTTCAATTTAAGTTCTGTAATTTTTTCTTTAAAATCTATTGCCATAATTAGAGCATTTTGTATAATAATTTATCATCGTATTTAAACATGAAGTCTTCAACCGATGCGATTTTACCTTCAGCTAACCCAAAGTATAACCCAGTGAATGGTTTTAATTCAGTAGTGTTACATACTTCAAAAACCTTCATCGCATATCTTTTCTTTTCTTCTTTGGTTATGTTTTTTGGTTTACGAGCGCTTAACTCAACCCACACATCATTTAACTTTACAGTTAATTTATCGTAGTTTTCTTTAAGTTTTAACAATTCATCTTTTCTTTCTGGGAAAGTTGAAGCGAATTCTTCTATCTCGTTAGATTTAACGATAATTATGATGTTGTGTTCAGCTGTTTTACCTTTCAAGTGGTGAACCGCAACATAAGCTGGGTTTTTCACTTTTACACGATTGTCATTACCGTCACGTACAACATAACCTTCTTCTGACCATGGCATACCTTCAAATGTTTTTAACAAATGACCAACATTCTTTGCGTTGATATCGAATGATTTTACTAGCGGTATATCTAACGATACAGCAGCCATTTCTAAAGCTTTTCCAGATAACTCAACAAGTGTTTCTCTATTTCTCACAGTTAACAATGTTGCTGATGATTCACCATGTGGTTTAACAACGATGTTATATGGTGTTGTCAACTCAAAAACATATACAAAGTCTTTGTTCAACAAACATTCATTGAATGTGTATTTGTTGTTTACCGTATTCCAAAACAAATCGTTAAATGTTGTTCCATTTTTGTTGTTTACTTCACCCTCACCTTCAGCTGTACCAGTTGTTGCGGCAAACCATTTGTTGGCATGCCAATCCCAATAAACTTGTATCATAGTACCATCTAGTTTTTCTAATACATGTGCTGTATCCCAGTCTATTTTAGCCGCGTTACCTTCTTCAGAATTGAAAAATTTTGTAAAAGCCAACGACATAACTTTCCACGTACCTTTTTCAAGGATAAGACCTCTACATTCTTGAACCTCTATGTTTGCCATAAGGGTTGGAGAGACAAGCTGGTCATATTTAACTAAAATTTTGTTCTCGTATTCACGAGTTTTTAATTGAAATATTCTTACGGCTTCATCAAAACCGTGTTCTCTTATGTATTTTTGTATTTGTAACATAACTTATAAATTTTTGTACAAATATATGTGTTTATTTTTAAACACACAAATATTTTGTGTTAATTAATTTTTATCATCCTCATCTTCATCAGAATCTTCATCAGAATCTTCATCGTCTAATTTACCATTCTTGGCATCATCAATCAAACCATCGATTCCATCTAAAATGTTTTCATAAGTGTCAGAATCAGCTTTTATTCTGATAGCCATAAGTTCTGGGTCTTTATTTTCTTCCATAGATTCAACTAATTTTTTTGCTGAATACATAGAAACTAAATCACCAAATTTCATAACATCTTCATCATCAAAACAAATCCCACCTAAAAAAATAACCATGCTCCCTAATTGGGCAATAATTAGGTCTTCTTTTAATCTACCTTCTTCAACTAAGGCGTTACCCATTTGAACAAATTTTGACGTAAGTTGAAGTCGTCTTTCTGCGTTTTTCATATAATAAGTTTTTGCAAATATACTAAATGTTTTTAATATATGCAAATAAAAAAAGGAGTCTTACGACCCCTTTTTGATTTCTGTTACAACACCTTTGATAGCAAAGTTTTTAATTTTTTGCCATTTGGTGATATCATTGGACATCACTGGTTTACCACCGTCTGGATTTATCGCAATTGTAATGTGTGGTATCGCGTTGGCTGATGGATAACCTTCAACTCTTACAGCCATGGCCATATCGCTAAGACCTATCGCTTCAACATACAATGTTACCTCTTTACCCAAGTCTTCTTTGTTTGGAACACCTTTGCCGAACACAATTGTCATGTGGTGTGCAAAGACTTTCCAATCTTCTGGGATATACTCACCAACTCTAGATAACAAAGCGGCTCTGGAACCGTTATCTAACACTACAGCTGAATACAACACATCAGATTGTTTATACATGTCTTTAGAACCCAAAACACTTTTAAGCGTCAACGGTCCTTGTGCTGTGTGACTAGCAATCATCATCTCTATTTTATCCAAAGGTACACCATGAGTATTTCTTTTAGCTAATTCAACCGCTTCTAACCCAGCAGTTCCGATATCAACAAATTTAATGTTGTTGTCAGAATAACCCAATTCCAAGGCTGCAACAACGTAAGCTTTTGCCTCATTTTGTTTTATGTTTGTATTATCAATAATTACTGGTGTAACACCAGATTTCATAGAAGAAATAGCATTTTTTAAATTAGTTGAGTGTACTCTACTTAAAGGTGTAAAATCTTTTAAAACTATCATTTTAGCAAAAAATTCATTATAATTTCCACCAGCTTCAATTACATCATCTGTTGAATGTATTTTACCTTGTCCAGCTAGTTCTTTGGCTTTTGTTGATTTACCAGAACCTGGTATTCCACGCATAACTATCAATTCTTGGGTTGGTCTTGAAACCACGATACCCAACACATTTTTTTCAATGCCTTCTCTTAATATTGTTCTTATTTCTTTTTTCATCGTGCAAATGTACATATTAGTTTTTTAACTAGCAACTTTTTTATATAATAATTTTTTAACGTTTGGTGTCAACGAAAAGTTGGGTATTTCTTTCTCACACCATTTAAGATAATGTGGTGCTGTTTTGATAATATCACCAACTGTTTTACCCTTGTTTTTACCAAACATAATCACATCATCAACATCCAACGGTTTATACGTTTTGGTTGATGTTGCTTTCTTTTTATCTTCAGTCAACATAGGTTTAGAACCTTTTAAACCAACCATGTGTAACATTATCTTAGCTTCGTCTTTGGCATCGGCCCCAGCTCTATGTTCTTCAACATATATCTCACCATCCTTCATAAAGAATTGGTTATATATTTCTTCTACTGATGGTTTTTTGGTTTTACCGTTCTTGTCTTTGTATTCTGAGTATTGTGTGGCAGTTTGCATAAGACACTTTACATCACTCATTTTAAACCCAGCAGCATTTAAAAATCTAAGGTCAAAAGATTTGTTATATGCGGTCATTTTGTATTTGTCAAATAACCCTTGTATTTCTTCTTTGTAATCATCCAAAGGTTTTGCGTTTTCAACGTTTTCAACTGTAAGTGTTGTATTTTGGAATATCCAAGCATTCTTATGCCTTTTTGAATTAAACTTATCATGTTTGATTACGTTATCGAACACTAATTCTATTTCTTTGGTTACAGTATCTACTAGCGCTATACCAATTTCTACTATTGCATCAGAATTAACGAAAAATCCTGTTGTTTCAATGTCTACTATTAATAATTTCATATTTTTGTGTTAAAAACAAAGATACTAAGAAAAATTTAAACTGTAAATATTTTATTTGTAATATGCGTCAAGACCATCCCATGTAAGACCATAATCAATAAGTACAATAGTATCTTCACCATTTCTTTTTACAAGACCATATGAATTAAGTCTTTTCAAATCACCAACTGGTGTATCATAACCACCCATAAAATTGAATATACCATATATAAACTCGTTTTCCCACATGGCATCATATTTTGTTTGGTCCAAATCTGAACGACCCCAACCTCTACGAGCTTTTTGTGGGTTAACCGCTTCAAAGTATTTATCTAAACCATCACAATAATCATTAAAACTAACCCCAACAACTTTTTCAAATATCTTAGGTGTTACCTTTCTAGCCAATTCCATCTCAACCCACAAATCCTTATTATCATAAGCAAATACTTGAGCCGTTATGTCTTTTATGTCATGATAGTTTGAATACGTTGCTTCAATTTCATTTTGATTAAGACCCTTCTCGTTTTTAGCTATTTTAAGTACTTTGGTATCATCAACCATATATACAATTCTAGACGAACCAGAAGAAATTCTCTTTAATCGTTCTTGACAATATTGAATGCGTTTGTTGAAGCTAGTTAGCTTAGAAAATTCTTCCAAATCAAAATTGGACGGGTAATCCTCTTCCAAGTAAGATTCGATTACCTCGTACACTAAATTTTCAGATAATTTTTGTTTAATAAAATCTTTCATTACCGATATTTTTAAATAAATATCTGAAAATAATGAATAAGACGTAGCGGAGAGAATGGGGTTCGAACCCATGCGGCCCTTACGGACCCTACTTGTTTAGCAAACAAGCCCCTTAACCACTTGGGTACCTCTCCAAATTTTTGTAGCCCTACCAAGAATCGAACTTGGAATTATTCTTTAGAAGAGAATCGTTATATCCGTTTAACTATAGAGCCAATTATTTTATTTTTGGTGATGGTAGAGGGATTTGAACCCCCACGTCTCTGAGTTCGTAGCCCAGCGTTTTATCCAGTTAAACTATACCACCAAATTTAGTCGATATATATTCTCTTTATCCTACTTTCTTGGCAAGGACTCCATCATGGGTTCCGTTAATTGAGACATCTTTATAACCACATGACGGAACAAGCCGTGGTAACTAATATATTTGGTACCGCATTCGGGAGGCGAACCCGATTATTCATCTTTATGAGGGATGAACGTTTTCCAATAACCTGCGGCATTTGCTCATCGGGTTAGGTTCGAACTAACGTAGAGGTTTCCCTCGCAGATTAACAGTCTGCTGCCTGACCACTAGGCTACCGATGAATTTATTTATTTCTTTCTTCTTCGTGTATTTCAATATGACAATTAGCACATACCATAATACATTTATCAACTTCTTTTTTAATCCTTTCAAATGAATAACTTTTATTACCAATATTAAAATCTTTTTCTTGTGGGTTTAGATGGTGAAATTGTAACACTGAATTTGATTTATTATAACCGCATCTTTCACAACAACCACCTTTATATTCCACCAATTTAATTTTAGTTCTTTGTCTCCACTCAACAACACTTTCAGATGAAGTTTTTGTTTTTATTTTAACTATTAACATATCGTCTGGTACGTGTTTTCTTATAGTATCATAGGTTGTACCAAAAAACTTAGCAACTTTTTTTAACGATTTAATTTCTAAATATTTTTTTATTATTTCATCACCATTTAAAGAGTTAATATTATGTCTAGCTTTATTTAAATTTAAAAAAGAACATATTTTTTTTAATTTATCTTCACTGATATTAACAACTTTTAATATTTCTG